CCGTGGCCATTGATATTGCTTATGAAGGCTCCGGCAGTGGCGACTGGCGCACTGACGGTTTCATCGTGGGTGTCGGTTATAAATTCTGATTAGCCAGGTAACACAGTGTTATGACAGCCCGCCGGTTCAGGCGGGCTTTTTTGTGGGGTGAATATGGCAGTAAAGATTTCAGGTGTACTGAAAGACGGCACAGGAAAACCGGTACAGAACTGCACAATCCAGCTGAAAGCAAAACGTAACAGCACCACGGTGGTGGTGAACACGCTGGCCTCAGAAAATCCGGATGAAGCCGGGCGTTACAGCATGGACGTTGAGTACGGTCAGTACAGCGTTATTCTGTTGGTGGAAGGATTCCCGCCGTCACATGCCGGGACCATCACCGTGTATGAAGATTCCCGACCCGGTACGCTGAATGATTTTCTCGGTGCCATGACGGAGGATGATGCCCGTCCTGAGGCACTGCGCCGCTTTGAACTGATGGTGGAAGAGGTGGCGCGTAACGCGTCCGCGGTGGCACAGAACACGGCAGCCGCGAAGAAATCAGCCAGCGATGCCAGCACATCAGCCCGTGAGGCGGCAACCCGTGCGACTGATGCTGCAGGCTCAGCACGAGCAGCCAGCACGTCAGCCGGACAGGCCGCTTCGTCGGCTCAGTCTGCGTCTTCCAGCGCAGGAACGGCATCAGCAAAGGCCACTGAAGCATCAAAAAGTGCTGCCGCTGCAGAGTCCTCAAAAAGCGCGGCGGCCACCAGTGCCGGTGCGGCGAAAACGTCAGAAACGAATGCGGCAGCGTCACAACAATCAGCTGCCACTTCTGCATCCACCGCGACCACGAAAGCGTCAGAAGCAGCCACCTCAGCCCGGGATGCGTCGGCTTCAAAAGAGGCGGCAAAATTATCAGAAACGAGCGCAGCCTCGAGCGCCAGTAATGCCGCTTCCTCGGCAACGGCGGCAGGAAATTCCGCGAAGGCGGCAAAGACGTCTGAGACAAACGCTAAGTCCTCTGAAACGGCAGCAGCACAGAGTGCCTCCGCAGCAGCAGGCTCAAAAACAGCGGCTGCGTCGTCTGCCAGTGCAGCGTCAACAAGTGCCGGGCAGGCCTCAGCCAGTGCTAGCGCCGCCGGAAAATCGGCAGAAAGCGCCGCATCGTCCGCTTCAACAGCCACAACGAAGGCTGGCGAAGCCACTGAACAGGCCAGTGCAGCAGCGAGGTCTGCTTCCGCAGCGAAGACATCGGAGACGAACGCGAAAGCGTCGGAGACCAGCGCAGAATCCTCAAAAACGGCTGCCGCATCGTCCGCCAGTTCGGCGGCGTCATCGGCATCATCGGCGTCTGCTTCAAAAGATGAGGCGACCAGACAAGCGTCCGCAGCGAAGGGCAGCGCCACGACAGCATCCACGAAGGCGACAGAGGCTGCTGGCAGTGCGACGGCGGCAGCACAGAGCAAAAGTACGGCGGAATCCGCGGCAACGCGCGCCGAGACAGCGGCAAAACGTGCAGAGGATATTGCATCCGCCGTGGCGCTTGAGGATGCGAGCACGACGAAAAAGGGGATAGTACAGCTCAGTAGTGCGACTAATAGCACGTCTGAAACGCTGGCGGCAACGCCAAAGGCAGTAAAAGCAGCCAATGACAATGCTGAGAAACGTCTGCAGAAAGACCAGAACGGCGCTGATATACCCGATAAGGGACGCTTCCTGAACAACATTAACGCGGTCAGTAAAACAGACTTTGCTGATAAGCGTGGTATGCGTTATGTGCGGGTTAACGCTCCTGCAGGTGCAACATCTGGAAAATATTACCCTGTTGTTGTTATGCGTTCTGCTGGCTCAGTAAGCGAACTGGCATCAAGGGTCATTATCACCACGGCAACGCGAATCGCAGGCGATCCGATGAATAACTGCGAGTTTAACGGATTTGTTATGCCTGGTGGCTGGACTGACAGGGGGCGTTATGCTTATGGCATGTTCTGGCAATATCAAAACAATGAACGAGCCATCCACTCAATAATGATGAGTAATAAGGGCGATGATTTGCGCTCTGTGTTCTATGTTGATGGCGCTGCTTTCCCTGTTTTTGCGTTTCTCGAAGATGGCCTGTCAATATCCGCACCTGGTGCTGATCTCGTTGTTAATGATACGACCTATAAGTTTGGGGCAACAAATCCGGCGACTGAATGTATCGCGGCGGACGTTATCCTTGATTTTAAGAGTGGGCGTGGTTTTTATGAGTCTCATTCGTTAATCGTTAACGATAACTTGTCGTGCAAAAAACTTTTTGCCACAGACGAAATTGTAGCGCGTGGTGGTAATCAGATTCGAATGATAGGTGGGGAGTATGGTGCATTATGGCGTAATGATGGCGCTAAAACTTACCTGCTGCTTACCAATCAAGGTGATGTTTATGGTGGCTGGAATACATTAAGACCGTTTGTTATTGATAACGCAACCGGCGAACTGGTTATTGGAACCAAACTGTCTGCAAGTCTGAACGGTAACGCATTGACAGCAACAAAGCTGCAAACGCCAAGACTGGTTTCTGGTGTTGAGTTTGATGGTTCCAAAGATATTACTTTAACCGCCGCGCATGTGGCTGCTTTTGCCAGAAGGGCAACGGATACATATGCCGATGCGGATGGTGGCGTTCCCTGGAATGCCGAATCAGGCGCTTACAATGTCACCCGCTCTGGCAACAGCTATATTCTGGTTAACTTCTATACCGGAGTCGGAAGTTGCCGGACCTTGCAGATGAAGGCGCATTACAGAAATGGTGGTCTGTTCTACCGTTCTTCAAGAGACGGTTATGGTTTTGAGGAAGACTGGGCAGAAGTTTATACCTCGAAAAATCTTCCACCAGAAAGCTACCCAGTCGGTGCACCAATCCCGTGGCCATCAGATACCGTTCCGTCTGGTTATGCCCTGATGCAGGGACAGACTTTTGACAAATCTGCTTACCCGAAACTTGCAGCCGCTTATCCGTCAGGTGTGATCCCTGATATGCGTGGCTGGACGATTAAGGGCAAACCTGCCAGTGGTCGGGCCGTATTGTCTCAGGAACAGGACGGCATTAAATCGCATACCCACAGCGCCAGCGCATCCAGTACGGATTTGGGGACGAAAACCACATCGTCGTTTGATTACGGCACTAAATCCACGAATAACACTGGTGCGCATACCCATAGTTTAAGTGGCAGCACGAATGCAGCTGGTAATCACAGCCATAGAGATGGCCGTCGATTTAACCCCAGTGTTTTTAAAGATACTTATCAATATGGTTATACAAGCTCAGGTCAAAATACCTGGGGTGTACAAGGCTCAGTAGGTATGTCTACGGGGTGGTTAGCGAATACCAGTACAGATGGTAATCATAGCCACTCACTGTCCGGCACAGCAGCATCTGCAGGTGCACACGCGCATACTGTCGGTATTGGTGCTCATACGCACTCCGTTGCGATTGGTTCACATGGACATACCATCACCGTTAACGCTGCGGGTAACGCGGAAAACACCGTCAAAAACATCGCATTTAACTATATTGTGAGGCTTGCATAATGGCATTCAGAATGAGTGAACAACCTCGGACCATAAAAATTTATAATCTGCTGACCGGAACTAATGAATTTATTGGTGAAGGTGACGCATATATTCCGCCTCATACAGGTCTGCCAGCAAACAGTACCTATATTGCACCGCCAGATATTCCGGCTGGCTTCGTGGCTGTTTTCAACAGTGATGAGTCATCGTGGCATCTCGTTGAAGATCATCGGGGTAAAACGGTTTATGACGTGGCTTCCGGCGACGCGTTATTTATTTCTGAACTCGGCTCATTACCGGAAAATGTTACCTGGTTATCGCCGGAAGGGGAGTTTCAGAAGTGGAACGGCACAGCCTGGGTGAAAGATGCAGAAGCAGAAAAACTGTTCCGGATCCGGGAGGCGGAAGAAACAAAAAACAGCCTGATGCAGGTAGCCAGTGAGCATATTGCGCCACTTCAGGATGCTGTAGATCTGGAAATCGCAACGGAGGAAGAAACCTCATTGCTGGAAGCCTGGAAAAAGTATCGGGTGTTGCTGAACCGTGTTGATACATCAACTGCACCTGATATTGAGTGGCCTGTAATACCTGAAGTTTAAAATAAAAGCCCGCTTAAAATATCGCGGGCTTCGAAATATAAATGTATTTTCAGAGGCTAGAGCTTAGGATATCTCAGCGGCAATTAACTTATGAGGGATAGCTAAATACCAGAAGATAATTAGTTTTTACTATTTATCTTTGTTTGTGGTTCTCCTTCAGCAAGCTCAGCGCCAGTGACAGGATTGATGTCTTCATGGGATTTCAACCTTGTTGCCATAGCTTTTATCATAGCTTCTTGCTTGGTCGAAAGATTTATCGAGGCCTTCCCATCCCCACCGTCAACCGCTGGAACTGGATCGGAAACATAGTCAAAGTTTTCATCACTGTTCCAACTACCTCTGACGTCTTCACCTTCTGACATGTTGTAATATACGTTTTTGTATTTCTCAAGTGGTGGTAATTTTCCTGGTGGAAAGGTGTTACGAATTGAATGTAATGCTTTTTCAAATGAAAGCATGTGTGCTGCTTCCCTGGTCATTAAAAATGCCAGAGTGTCTTTTACTCCAGGATCATCAGTAACATTAATGAGACGTTCGTAAATGATCTTTGCCCGAGCTTCAGCTGCAATATTTGAACGAAGATCGGCCGTGACTTCGCCAATAGTATCAACATAAGCTGCAGTCCAGGGTACTCCAGCTGAATTAGTTAATGCTGGGCCTCCTCCGTAGAGGAGAGAAGTTATATGGCTATCATTGCCATTTTGAGTTAAGGAACGGTAAAGCTCAGCTTCATTCTCAGTTCCTTCAGCAAGTGCTCCTTTTGCACCTTTGTTGAGCATACCAACAAGAGAACCAATAATTTCGAGATGACTTAGTTCTTCTGTTGCTATGTCCATCAGCATATCCCTTCGGCCTGCATCTTCATCACTTAAGCCTTGAGTGAAGTATCGGCATGCTGCTGCAAGCTCACCCTGTGGCCCACCGAATTGTTCTAAGAGTAGATTAGCCAAGCCTGGGTTTGGCTCACTTACACGTACTGTATATTGAAGTTTTTTCACGTGTCTAAACATAATGCCTCCTCAAAAGAATTATTTTTTGGCTTCAACTCCATCAATTTCAGATCTGACCATGAATTGCTCAGTGGTGTCAGGAATATGGTTAAGAAGCCATTCAGCCATTTGTTTTTCTTCATTAAGAATTGCTTCAATAATGGGTACTGAAGCTGTATCACCCGCATTTTTGGCTGCTGCGAGAAGAGATGTGTAACACGCAATTTCAAATTGTTCGAACACATAGCCACTGATCGAACCTTTGACAATTTCATCAGATGGAAAAATTCCACCAATGGATTGTCCAAACGCGGCCATTTTACTCATAGAGTCTTTAATGACAGAGCGCGAAATATTATTACGATCAAGTATGCTTTCAAGCTGTGAAAGCTGGTTCTTTGTTTCGCTAATGTGCTGCTCAATTCTGGAACGTAACTCAGGATAGTTTTCTATCCGGCTGGCCATAGACTCAAGCATTTTTTCAGCTTGTTTTTCCATCGCATGTGCATCACGAAGCCAGTCATGGTAATGTTCAATTCTATTCATAATCTGTTTATCCTAAAAGAAATTGAAGTCTATAATTCAGGAGTTATCCTGAGCTTTTTTATTAACGTTATTAAATGCCAGGTCTGTTAATTTGACATCAGTAGCTTTTTCCTCTTCCAGTGTTTCTTTCAGGAGTTTAGCCGCTTTTTTATATCCTAATTGCTCAGCGAGTGTTACCAAAGTGCCATAACTGGCAATTTCATAGTGCTCTACTTTTTGTGCTGCAGCAATCAATGCAGCATCACGTACTTCATTTTTATCAGTGCTTTCAATTACCTCATTCGCCTCTTCGATAAGTCCTTCCATTGCGGCACACTTAATTCTTTTCAATTTAAGACCATCTTCAGAATCAACAACCTGATCGATGCGTTCAATTTGACCATGTGTCTCATCAAGATGTGACTGAAAAGCAGCGGTTAATTTATCACTATATGCAGAGCGACTAAGTTTAGACAGTGCCTTTGTTAGTTGTTTCTCAGCGCTGTATGTATCCGATAATAAGTGGATGAAGATATCTTCAACAGATTTAATTTGCATAATCACTCCAGAGTTTTCACTGCGAGCCCGTAGGCTCGCAGTTAGCTTCAGTTATTCACGAATGTAGGGGGTGATAAATTAAGAGCCAGATTTACGGCCGCCACCATGGCTATTCTGACCACCTTTCTTCCCTGCTTCTGATGCTCTTTGTGGATCGTTTTTAAAATTACCGCCACTATGTTGGCCGCCTTTACTACCAGCGTCAGAAGCTTTTTGTCGATCTTCAGCGAAATTACCTGCACCGCCACGATGTTCGGTCATATCATTTCTCCTCTGATTTTCAAATTGTAAATAACATGTGCCTTGTCAGCACCCAATTAACTCTAGTAACAAATAAGAAAGTGTCAAATAAGAGATTGGTATGCGCATCTTA